GATTGTAACATTTGTTGTTGATCGTACATTCCTTGAGCGCCTTGAGATTCTTCTGAAATCTCTCCGCCTGATTCTAAATTATTCATCATATTTTCCATAACTTCTGCGCCTTGATCTATGTCTCCTCCGCCTGCAGCGCGTACAGCATCTGCGGTAAAGACGAATTCGTTTTTACTGAGTCGTGCTGGAACGTCATCAGCTTTTTCCTTTTTACCTAGTGGCACAAAGCCACCTTCCTGTCTATAATCTTTTTCCATACCACCAAGGCTCATGAGTCCACCTCCAGCTGCCATTGCAGGGGCTGCCATTTGAGGATTAAATTCAATATCTTCTTGCATCATTTCTTCCCGGGGTTGTTGTTCCATTGCCGCTTGATAGACAATCATTAATTGTTCTTCGTTTAATTCCTCTAAGGGTAACTGAAAAATTTCCATCGCTATCGCTTCAAGTTGTTCTCGAGTAGGTTCTCCTTGAACCTCTTCGACATTTTCTTCCATCATTCCTGTGGGTGTCTCTTCAACCATGGATGCATCTTCTACTAATTCGCCACCTTGATAACCTGCTCTGCCGCCTTGAGCAAAAGTATTGAATAATCTTATTAGGATACTAGGGTCTGCGCCAGAAACTGTAGAAATGGTTGAAAGAATAGTGTCTTCATCCGCTCCTTGTTTGGTCATATCTTTAAACATACTCATAATTAGTTCGAGGTCTAAACCTTCAGTATTAATAGCTCCTAAATCATCAGAAGGAAATTCTTGATCTACTCCTTCAGAAAAAGTAGATACTTCATCTCCATCGGCACCTTTAACTTTTTTTGCGAACAGTTTTCCTAAGTTAAAACCTGCTCCACCGGGACTAGCCCAGCTAAGTTTTTCTACCTTATCTCCCCATTTATATCCCGTTCTACCACCTTGAGACATCATCTGAGGCTGTCCCTGAGCCATGGGTCCTTGTTGTTGAGCCTGTTGTAAAACTGCCATTTTAAATTGTTGATAGGACATTGTGCCCCCTTGATTACGATACTTTTGATATTCCATTTTTAACATTTGTTCCGCTTGAGCTTCTGCGGGTCCGCCACCATTTGCCAATTGCGCGAGTCCACCTTTCGCACTATAGAAAGTAGGATCGACGAACTCTTTTGCTGGCTGAAATGCCAATCGACTTAGATTAGGACTATAGTCCCGGTAATAATCTTTCGTTTCTGCTAGTAAATTAGATATGCTTGGAGGTGAAATATTCCATGAAGTTTCCTCTTCTTCATCGTCTTCATCGGTTCCCAGAAAAGGTGCTAGAACACCTGCGGTGCCTAGACCTAGTAATGCTGCTTGGCCTTTGTTAGCTTTCATCCAATTCCATAGTCCACCTGTTTTAGTAAAACTAGGAGCTGCTCCTGTTTTTCCTAATAATGCACGACTACCCCAGCCACCTATTTTACTAGCCCAGGGTCCCCATCCACCTGCTGCTTTTGCACCAATTCCTGGCATAAAATAAGCTCCTAGACCTAATGCAGCGGCTTTTCCTATAGGACTTTTAACAACTTTCTTAAGTTTTTTAGCTGCTTTTTTAATGAAGCTTCCTAAGCCGTATCGTTGTCTGTGTGGTTTTGTCATAATTTCGCCTAAATTTTGAACCTACTTTGTTTTCGAGAATAAATCAAGCGGTGGCATCAGGACATGGACATCTCTTCGGATGTCTTTTTCCGGTATTCCCTTCGCTTTCCACTCTTCTTCGGTCTTATAAACCTCTCCGGTTTGCTTATGTTTTATAGTCGTTGTAGCTTTTATAGCTTTAAGGACTTTCACTATACCGTAACCTCTTTTTTAATGTTTAGATAACTAATGGTAATGTCTACGCCATCGCTGACGGTTCCTGCTGTGGTATAAGATAGAACCGTGTTGCCTTCGACCACCATAGGGTTCGTTAAAATTTCTACGCTCGCTGCCGTGCTTAATGTTTGAGTGTTGATGACTTGAAAACCATTGTTCGTGATCGTAATCGTCGGGGTATTCGATCCTGACTTATTCGTCACGTGTAAAGATTTTATAATATAAGTTTCTGAAATTAAAGGGTTTTGAGTGGCTACTCCACTAATCGTTGTCGTGCCAAAGAATTTAATAGGACCTTCGGCTGCCGTACTCGTGACTCCATACATTTTATACTGATTGATGACTGCCATTACTCAATAAAGAACGCTTGAGCGTCTACCTCTTGTCGGAGTTCTTGTTGAAAAGAAGTGTTAAGTTTATTAAGAACGCTGTCGAGATCCCGAACTAAGGATGACAACATTACGGGATCGTATTCCTTGCTCGCTCTTGTTAGTGCCTGAACAATTTTTGCCATTAGACAAGACCCGCTAGTCCTTGGTCACTGAAAGATTCTTCTGGTGCTTCGGCGAACAAATCTTGGAATTCCATTTCAGCAATATCATAAGCGTCGTCATAAGACAGACCTTTACCCATTAATTCTTGTATTCTCATTTGGAAAGGATCCCCTTCTACCTGTTCACTGATAGGAATGTTTTGATCCCGCATGAGTTCAAAAACATCTTCAGTTTCATCTTCAGGAATAACAGGATCTCCTCCTGCATAAAGACCAACTCGACCACCTTGTGCCCAGTGATAACCTGGTGAACCTTTAGCACCGGGTCTATCATAAGTCGCCTCGGCTCCTGCTTTTGTTCCATAAGTAGGGCTTCCTGGTGTTCCGGCTCCTTCAGGAACGGGGGTCGTGCCGCCTGTAATTTCTCCAATAGTGGTTCCTTTTGAAATATCATCAGTAGGAACATCAGCTCCTCCTTTCCATTGGTCAATAAGACCTTTCTGTTTATAATAATTATATAATTTTTTACTTAATCCTCGGTGTTCATCCTCGTCCCATTCGTCTCCGTATTTTTCAAACTGACCTTTGGCCCAGTCTTCTTTTTTCTGAATCATTTCCTCAATAGTCTTGCTACCAAATGCGGATTGTAGATTCTTATCTCTTACAATCATGGCGCCGGTTACAGGGTCGACTACATTAATTTTCCTTCCTCCAGATCCTTGCCATACGTTTCCTCGTAAACCGGTTCCGGGAATATTTCCCCAGCCAGATTTATCTGCACTGCCTAGAATCGCTTCTACTTCGGCTCGTTTCTCAGGAGACATTGGAGCAATCATTTTTTTCATCATCCCCGCTATGCCCCAGTTTAATGGATTAAAACTAAATCGATTATCAATGTTCCCACGATCAAAATCTGGTTCAACACCTGAAGCCATTCTCATAATTCTGTCTTGATAGGGTGAGGGTAAAGGTTTGTTAATATTTTTTATTGGAGGTACAACTCCGTCGTCAGGTATAGGACCCATCTCTGACCAAGCGTTTGCACCCACATCGGGTAATGCAGCTTGTTCATTTGCATTCCGTGTTAAATCAATACCAAATAAACTTGATTGAGTTGCGTTAGGATCTCGTTTCGTTAAATAATCTATCATCGCAGGCGTTTTATAAGTGCCATAAGCTGCAGCTGCAGGCAAACTAAATGCTGCGCCAGCAACTTTACCGAATGGAGACATCGCTATTTTTCTCATTAAACTAGTAGCTCCTCCAACATTACTCCCTCCTTGAAATTTTCCCATTAAACTTCTAAGTCCTTGATTGATATAACTACCTAATCCTACTCGACTGCTTTGTGCTACATTAGCTGGGTTAGCTTGAAAGCCTTGGTAATTTATATTTCGTGGATTAAAGTCTTGAGCAATAGCTGACCCCCAAGTTGTATTACGAGCTTTCGCAATATTTTCTGGGCTCATTTGTAAAAAATCTCTCCAAGCCATTATCTTCTCCCATCTGGTTGTATGTCCAGTCTAAATGTTCCGAGCTTCCAGTTCTGTGAAGTGGAAGTGTTTTCTATTTTCAACGCAATGGCTCTTGCCCTTGCGCGCGTGTCAACTTTATCAGTAGAGGTTGTGATTGTAAAGGGTCCCAATGAAGAACTTGCACTACTGTCGTTAGGATAGTTCCGCAGGAATAAAGTAATTCGGGTGTCTCCGGTCTGGGTAATAAAGTCCGGTAAGAATCTTCTGATCTTCATGATGTATTCTCCATCCCCTCGAAGGTCTGGGGCTCCTATCATTTGTCCCTGAGCACTTCGTTTCTGAGTAATATCAAAGTCTCCGGAAAGAACGTTAGAAGTAATAGCTGTTATCACTCCTCCGGCATCAACTTGATCGGTCCCTGTTTCGTGTTCATAGTAGATGGTAATACCATCAGTGTTACCAACAACATCAAAGGAAGTATTATCAGAAGTGGTATAATAACAAGCATGAGGTTTATTAAAAATAGAAGAGTCTGACCATGAGACTCGCGCTAAGGTTCCTGTGTACCATATCGGTTTTTTTAGCATCACCGATTCTAAATAATTATAAGTGACCACACGATCAACCACATTCGATCCATTAGTACAGTAGTACCAGCTTACTTCTCCAAATAGATTATTAAGTCCGGCATTAATCAGATTTCTGGAAGTCGTATTAATATCATCAAAAACATGGTCCTCCACTAAACAGGGCATCGTTTGAAGCTGGCCTGAGTATTGAAAGAAACCATTTTCTGACATCCAGAAAGCAGTTCCATCAACTTCCATGCAGGCATTCTTTCCAATGAGTCCACAGTTAGTTCCCACGTGTTCAAAAGAAAAGGTAAACGGTTGACCCACAAAACGCATTAAGAAGATGGCTGAATCCGTCCAGATATACATGGTATCCCGACCTCGAATCGCCCCCATAATTTTAGAACCCTGGGCCAGTCTTTGCGTGCCTGCAGTATTGATTGCTGAAGGCGTATAGTCGCTAGTACTTTCTTGATCGGACCATCTGATAAACATGTCGTCTTGAGTACTGGTGTCACCAATCGTTGTTTCAGTTCCTAAGAAAATTAAGTGACGATCAACTGGAGACACTATCATGTGTCTAGAAGCTGTGGGTGCTCCTGAAACAACCGTGGCTCGATTTCCCGTTGGATTCGAAGCGGCTGCATCCCATTGATAACATGCTCCATTATAAACAAGAGCCATTAATATTGTTCCATAGTTATCTAGAACCCAAAGTCCTGGTTCAATGGTAAAGTCAGCGGAAGACGCTTCTCCCCAGGCAACATAATCTGAAATGTTAGTTACAGTATCCCCGGAACTATGAGTAGATGGTGAGGTAGAGCTGGACTGTGCTGTGGTTCCGTTTACTCCTCGAGCCCCTCCACTTACAATTCCTGTGCTGGTATCATTGGCGGTAAAAGAAATATCCTCTGTCCCTACTCTAATTTCTCCTGAAGTAGGAAAAGCAGTTGAGTCGGCAAGAGTAATTGATGTCGTGCTTGTATCGGAAATGTCAGCACCTAAAGTTGTAGTAGCCGGTCCTGAAGCAGATCCAGACCAATTGCCTGTGCCCCAACCATAGCCCCCTACTTCTTGAGCGGGTCCTACGGTTACGTAACACAAAGCTGATGCCGAACCTGAATTACTTAGTTGAGTTCCTGATTCTGCCGCGGCCATGGTAATGGTAATCGTGGTTGCAGTAGGTGCCGACGTCACCATAAATAAAATGTCTTCAAAAGAAGCATCATTATAAGTTGATCCAATTGCCGTAACCCCACTGACAGCATCAAATTTAACAATGTCGTCATCCACTAATCCATGTACACTTGGAAAAGTAACCGTGACTGCAGTCTCTGAAGTGGTACTGGTAAAATCGCAGCCCGTTATAGTCGTTCGGATAGGATGAATATCGGTATAAACTCCACCTGAGTAGACGTATAAAATTCTGTTAGTGCCGATCGCAGCATATTTAATGCCCGCATTATCGTCCCAGTGATGAAGGGCTCTAGCGGCACCAGTTAATTTATCTTCTCCTAACTGGTCCCAGCCTCCTATTTTTTCCGGCGTGCCATATCGAAAACGTACATTATCTCCACCTGTCCACTGCCCTTCGGCACCGGTGGCTGTAACTTGCTTATTGAATCCTGGTAAAAAGCTTACTTTTTGTAACATAGAAAATTCCGTTTCTATTACAAATATACTAGATTGTGGTGTAGATCAACCACTTACACCTGGATAAAGTTAAAAGAGACAGATACTCGCCAGCCATTTTCTCCTTTTTCTTTAGATTCATTCATTTCTACACCATGTGGTACCCATGCAGGAAACATAATCATCTGTCCTTCAATAGCAGGATAACTCACCACGTGCCAAAGTGCTTTGGGTAGTTCTTTAATTCTTCTAGGTAAAAGATGATTAGGTCCTGGTCTTGGATCTTCGACAAATAAACTCCCTGAATTCTTAGGAACTTGCACATAATAAACGCCCGACCATTGAGAATTAGGATGTATATGCTGCTTGTTATAGGACCCTGGATAATTAATGTTGGCCCACATATTGCCTAACCCAGGTTTAGGCTCCATACCATAGTCTTTATAAATCTCCTCCTGCATATTAAAAAGTTCATCGGTCAAAGGTTGATATTCTTTTTTATGATTCATATCGATTGGACTATGCCAACCTCCTCCGGCATTGGTCTTCTCTTC